AGGTCAGTCCAAAGTGTCGGGCCGTGCTAACGCACGGCTCAGCCCCCTAGATTCCTGGTACAACTCCGTTGTTGAAGGGGCTCAGTCGAAAGACCGAGCCGCGAAGCGGTTTATTCACTACCATCGAGCTTCGATCGAGCAGCTCACATGGTCGGGTCAGTGGAATCTCCATCTTCCTCTTAATCGTGGTGGTCTTGGCTGCGTGTCTCATATCCCTAAGGGGACATACACGACAGCCTTCCAACGTCAGTATGCCCATTTCATAGAGAATGAGCTGACTAATGAAGAGGCTCGTAAGAGCTTGGACCTCCCCGGACTGACATGGACCCTCAAGTCCGAACCACTATTAAGCGCCTTGCCCGAGCGTCACCATGGTCTGGTGGCGCCAATAAAGGCCATCTGCATAGGACCTCTCCCAGAAGGGATTGAGGTCGACACCCCCCCAAAACCAAAAGCACCATTACTCTATGGATGTTTTCTCCGCTCACAAGAAGAGGGTGAACTTCGTATGACTCCTCCTAAGAGGAAATACCTCAAGAAGTTCCGTTCTGCCATATGTTCAGAATTGAGTAACTCAGAGATGCTAGTCCCCTTCAGGGTGGCCCGTAAGGTCCACCCTGTCGAACAAGACAGCCCTGAGCTATAGTTTCAAGGTCGAAAGACCTAGTGCGCCCACGTAAGTGAGGCGTGCCGTCACCCGGAAGGGTGATGATGGGGTCACATGGATCTCCCTAAGGAGAGGACCAAAGCCCGCTCTGCGGCACGAATCAAATCGTCTAGAGACTGCACGGCTCCCAACGTCCATCGTGATGTACAGTCCCTCCCCTACTGGGAGGTATCCCATACACCAGTAAGAACCCCGATGAAACCAAATTCTCACAATAATGCACGCAAGCAGCGCGTGGGTAAAGGATCCGCTGCCCCTCTTAATAAGAACAAGAACAAGACGCTTGCTATAGTAACCCCCCCGGTCAATATGGGGGCGGTCTACCAAAATAGGGGAGCCCAAGGAGGCTCCGTCTTCAAAGTCAGCCACTCAGAACTATTCACCTCGGTGCAAACCGGAGCGAACCGTGCCAATAGATGCTATGGATTCCGAATCCAGCCCACCGACTCTTCCATGTTCCCATGGTTGAGCCAGATCGCGGACAGGTTTGATAAGTACCGCTTCACGGCGCTATCTTTCACCTATACCTCTCTGCTCGGAACCAACTCTCCTGGCGTTGTCGCCATGGCTGTTGATTATGACCCACACGATCTTGCGCCGATGTCCGCCGATCAAGACGGGCGTCAGCAGATCATGTCGCATGTTGATGCTCAGCAACACCCAATCTGGCAACCTTTTACCATGAAGATCCCATCCTCCGTCCTTCAAAAGGCGGGTGAGAGATGGGTTCGTAATTGGGAAGGGGAAGAGCAGGTCGAGGCTCGCACCGCAGATCTCGGCGTGCTATACCTTGGCCTGTTTGGGGTCCGGGATGTCTATGGATATGAAAACTCTATTTGGGTTGGCGACGTTTCTGTCTCCTACTCAATAGAGCTTCTTATGCCACAGCTTAACCGGCCCGCTGAGCAGAGTGGACCACAAATAATCGATATCACAGAGCGCTTTGAAGGAACAGTACCCAGACCGACAGCCGACCCATTGATCGAGCTGCCCACAGATAGGGATATGCTCAGTGGCAAGTCACCTTTAACCCCACTTCTTGGGACTACCATTCATGCCACGACAGAAGTCGTGGACAATGGTCCCCAACTATTGGAGTATAAGATGGCCACCGTTGCAAATTCCCAGGAAGGGACTCTGGGTGTCCTCGAGATCAAGGATGATTTTGAGGGCGCTATTGAGGTCGATCTCCTCACGATGCCGAAGAATGCGCTAGACACAGAAC